CTAGTCTGGAGTGTCAAAAAGAATTTAGCGTTTTCAGAAAAATTTGAATTGATTATAGAGCAAATAGAAAGATCATTAGACGTTTTAGACTCATGTTATCAGCGAGCTGCTGCACGCTCAAAATTAGAGGTCTTAAGTGATGAACCTGTGGTAAGAGAGCTTTTAGAAGATATTCAGGTTACACGAGATGCCATTCTGCTTGTTGCAAATTTAATGATTGAACCAATAGAAGAAGAAATGGAGAAGTAAATGGCATTTAAAAAGAAAATCAAGAAAAAATCTTTGAAAGAATCTTCAATCGAAAAAGATTCATTTTTGCAAAATGAAATAAAAAAAATTGATGAAGAATCAAAGAAAGCAGCAAAGCTGTCTAGGATGTATTTTACCAAAAATACACAAACAGCAATTATGTCTTACCAGCAAACGAATGAAAAAAAGGAAAGAAATAAGCTGTATATTCAAGAAATCATGCCTGCTTTTGAAAAGTTGGCTGAAAATCTTATCAATATTCACAAATTTACGAGCCTTCATGACACCTACGATGACCTCAAAAGTGATTGTGTAAATTTTCTTTTTGAGACAATACACAAATTTGACGGATCTCGTGGGACAAACGCATTTTCTTATTTCAACGTTGTCGCAAAAAATTGGTTGATCATCAAAACCAAGCAAAAAGCGCAAAAGACAAAAAGGTCAGTATCTCTTGATGACCCTGATGCCTTAAGTACTAATGAGCAAAAAATGATTGAAGAACAATCAATCATTCCTGGAACAGACTCAATCATAGAATCCAATAATTATTCAAATGAAACGTTAAACACACTTTATGACATACGCACTAAAGTCAAGACAGAGAATGAACTTTCTTGCATAAATTCTATCATCACAATTTTTGAAAACATAGATGATGTTGACCTTCTAAATAAAAGAGCTATTTTGCTGTATATGAGAGAGCTGTCAGGATTAAGCCCAAAGCAACTCACGACTACAATGCAAATTGTGAAAAAGCATTATAAAAAACTAAAAGTAGACAACGAATCCAGCATCATTTAAGAAAAACAATGAAAGAAGACGAACTTGATACAGTCAATATGTCAAACAAAACTGTTGAAGAAAGAATCAAAGATTTCAGCGGTTTGTTACGCCAAATAGAATCTTTAAATGACAAAAAAAGGCAACTCTGGACTGAGATTTACGAAAATGCAATCTCAGACAGGCAAAATTCATATGCAATGTTTGCAAGGCTCGTGAAAATTGCGCAAGATAAAAGCTCTGAACATGCAGTGCATGGTAAAACTATTGCAACTTACATTGAAAGGATGAGTAAAGCAAATGATCAATTGATCAAGCTGGCAGAGCTTATTGACAAGGCAGATAGGAAAAATGAAGAAATAGATTCAGAAGATCTATTCGATAAAATCAACAAGAGATAAGCGGCATGAGCAACAAGCTTCTTGGAAGATATGGATTAGGCGATTACGCAAAAAAACTTGCCACTGGCGAAGAAAGCAGCCTCAAGGCAGAACGGGCATTTACCCCATATGACCCGCCAGGCCCAAGTGTAATTTTTTACAGATATGTTGTCATTGACGTCGTCCCAAGCGTAGAAACACTCTTCAGCGGAAATGATGAAGAGTTTAAAAAAAAGAGAGAGTATTGGGCCTCATTAAAAGTCGCAGACTTAGATCTTGCAAGAGTACTACCTAGAAATACAATTATTGGTAAAAGAATCGATGATGGAAATGCATCATCGATAGAAAATCCAATATTTTTATTTCCATTTTTTTCATCTCACTTGGCTCTTCCATGTCAACCAGGAGAGCATGTGTGGGTAATGTTTGAAACTTTGCGTGGGCAAAGTCTAGGTTATTGGTTTTGCAAAATTGCTGAGGTTTCGTATGTTGATGATGTAAATCACACACATCCCCCTAGGGCTTTCGAGAGCTCTTTTTTCCCTGGAACAAAAGACAAAGCAAACAATAACACAAAACCCGACTATAGTTTTAGACTCGGACGTTCTATAAAAACAGAAGACGGTACATTTACTTCCATAGATTCATCTATGGTCAATGAAAGTGACGAGAAGTTTTACGAAAATCTGCTGTTTAAAAGCGAATCATCTCAAATAATCACCTATGAAGCCGTTCCTCGATTTAAGAAAAGACCTGGTGACATTGCATTAGAGGGTAGCAATAACACCTTAATTGTGCTGGGCACTGACAGAACAGGACCATACGCAGACACTTCCCAAACCTCGCCAGAGACTGGAAAGATTTTAAAAAAAATACCTGTAGACCAAGATGGTAATGCGGGTTGCATCGATATTGTTGCGGGAAGAGGACAGACACCAAATACATCAGGTGCTGTAGTAGAAGCAACGTCTATCGACGGATCTCCGCTGAAAAAAGAGCTTGGAAAAAGCGAACTAGAGATCGTCCCGAATGAAGGCGACCCAGACTGGATTAATGATAAAAGTAGAGTCCTTGTTTCTCAAAGAACAAAAGTAGACACAAATCTAAATATAACCCAGTTAAATCAAGACTTTGAAATCAAAGACCAAGAAAACGGAGATGCCGCTGTTATTTTAAAATCTGACAAGCTTCGTGTCATTGGCAGAAAAGATGTGCAGGTTTTAGTGAAAGACGATGCTGGTTCCGATGTCACAACTATCGTGGCAAAATCCACTGGGGATATCACATTAAAAGCTAAAAATACCTCGATTAAGATAGACAACAAAGGAAACATCACGTTAGACTCAGAGGGGGATGTCACTGTAAATCCCAAAGGTGTTGTTAAACTCGGCAGCGCCTCCGCGGATAAACCATGTGCAAGAGAGACCGACAAAGTAGATGGTACAAACGATTTAATTTTTTGGATTAATAATGTGTTAATACCCGCAGTGCTGTCAAAGGTCCCAGCCCCAGGTGCTGCTGTACCGTTAACCCCGCCGCCTAATGTAATTGGTGTGATTGCAGAGGGGAGTGATAAGGTGCTTGTTTTGAAGTGACCATATTTAATTGGTATGGGATCTTACAGCTTTAAAAGTGCAGGAAAAACTACAGAACAACGGTTGGTAGAGAAGATCGAGTCATCCAAAGTTCCAATCGGAATAAAAACCCCACTTCAAATCAATGAGGGAGAAAACAGTGAGATATTTGTGACTTATGATAATTTAGCAAGCACAGTCAGTGATAATTTAAGAAACTTGTTGCTAACAAACTGGGGAGAACGCCTTGGATTTTATAATTTTGGGGCAAATCTCCGTCCCTTATTAACAGATCTGGCTTCTCAAGACGACTTTGACACCGCAGCAATTGAAAGAATAAATGCAGCAGTTACAAAATGGATGCCATTTGTTTCATTAGAAAATTACATGTCAGACTCAATAAAGTATGATAATAGATCGTTAGCAAGAATTGTGATTAGAATCACCTATAACGTGCCTACGTTAGGCGTCACAAATAAAATGCTGGAAATAAATCTTGGCGCTATGTAAGTAAAAACTGCGACACTTAAGAATGGTGAAATTATGGCTCTTAAACGAGATGATATAAAGCCAGTAAGGCAAAAAAAATATCTTGCAAAAGATTTTGATGCCCTACGGGGTCAAATCCTTGAATACGCAAGGCTTTATTATCCTGACAGGCTAAGAGATTTTTCAGAGTCTTCTTTAGGCGGCTTGTTTCTAGACATGGCTGCCTATGTGGGCGATAACATGTCTTTTTACCTAGATCATCAATTTGGAGAAACAAATCCAGAAACTGCAGTAGAAACAGTTAATATTCAAAGACACTTAAGAGAAGCAGGCGTTCCAATAGTGGGGTCTTCTCCTGCACTTGTAACAGTTAGCATATACGCTGAGTTGCCTGCTGTAAGATTAGATAATGTGATAGTGCCAAATCCTGATGCATTTCCGATTGTGGAGGCGGGTAGCATATTTGAATCAGACAATGGAATTTCATTTAATCTTTTAGAAGATGTAGACTTTTCTAAGAAAAGATCTGACGGAAGTCTTTATGCAACAATAAAAGTAGGTAATAGATTAAATGATGGAACTCCAAAAAGTTTTATTTTAATAGCATCTGGCTTGTGTATTTCAGGAACAGAGACCGCTGACACATTCACTATTGGCGACGATTTTGTGGCCTTTAGACAATACACTCTAGCAAATCCCAATGTAACTGAAGTTATATCTGTTACGGACGGTTATGGAAACATATATCACCAAGTAAATGCTTTAACACATGACGTGGTCTATAAAAATGTTTTAAATACATCAAAAGATAATGAGCTTGTCAAGGACACTTTAAAAATAGTGACTGCACCTTACAGGTTCATTGCAAATACAGACTTGGGAAATAGAAAAACCACACTAACTTTTGGTGGGGGTTCTGCTGACACGCTCGAAGACGATGTAATACCAGACCCATCTGAATTTGCGATATCCTTGCCGTATTCAAAAACATTTTCCAGGGTATCAATTAATCCTCAGCAGCTTTTGCAAACAAAAACATTGGGCGTTGTTGCAAATAACACATCCGTCACTGTGACGTATAGATACGGCGGAGGATTAAATCATAACGTAAGTGCGGGTTCCATTACATCCGTTGTAAGTCTACTTACCAACTTTCCAACTAATCCAGCGCTGAACATTGCAGATGCAGTGCGCTCTTCAATAGAGGTGTCAAATCTGATACCGGCTTCAGGTGGGGAGGACGCGCCTACCGCACTAGACCTAAAAGCTTTGATACCATCAAT